TTTGTTATCTCATCGTAGAACGGTACGAACTCACGAAGGCTGAACACCTCAACATGGTCGTAGTTGACAAAGCCAAATGACACTCCGCACTTGAGGGCTTCTGCCCCTGCCTTCTGCGCCTGCATATCAAAGTCTTTTCCTATTCTCTTCGCCGTTGTGCTCTTTGCCCATGTCACTCCGTTGCTCAGAAGGTACTGGTTCAACTGGTTTATCGCCATGAACAGAAAGTTAGAGGATAACTTGTAATTTGCTCCCCACTCATCGACCTTTGCCCGCCCGCTCATGTCATAGAGCAACTTCTGATACTGGACTATGGTTCTGTCCCTGTGGCGATAATACTCGTCAGCAAGTACCGCCATTTCATAGTTGGCTGTTGATTTTGTGTCGTTCTTGTGCGCCGCTATCGCTCCCTGTACAAACTGTAACAAGGGCGTGTCCGTGTTACTGTTCTGCCACTCGGTCAGAACCTTTTGCAAATCTTGATATGTGAACATATCCTCTCCTTATGCCGCTTTTGTGTCCACTTCGCTGACGATCCTCATTGTTTTCACAAAATACCGAAGCGCATCACAGGCATGGTCGTTTACCTTGAGCGGTGCTTCCTCAATCGCCTTGTCGTCCCACACGTACCCCTGCAACTCTGTTATCAAACTCTTCAATGTGGGGGCAATCTTAATCGCTCCCGTTTTCATAGCAACTGCGGTTTCCCTTATTCCGTCAACAACATCATTGCGTGCCTTGCGTACCTTGAAGCAGTCGTAGTCTTTCCGCAGTAGGGCTATGAACGATGCCGCTGACGGGTCAATGATTGTGGTCAGTTCTAAGCCGCCAAATTCAAGCCCGTGGGCAACTCTTTTGGCGTGCCATCCCTTTACTGGTTCAATGAATCGCTCCAAGTCCTGTGCATAATCTTGGTCAGTCTTTTGGATGCCCTTGTCCCTGCCCGAATAATAATACTCATCCACCGCATACCATACATCCCCGTATTTCGCCCATAACAGGGCGGCAAAAGCGTTCATTGTGCCGTAGTCGATACTTAACGCATAGTCATCTGGATCGCTCGTTTTCGGGGCTTCTAGCGCGTTTGCGTAGTTGGGATATATCAATCCCTCTGCAATACACCGCTCACCCAATATATCCCGTCTGTACCATACCGAATCTACGTCGTAGGTACTTGCGATCTCCGCCTGCCTTTCGGGGGTAATAGATAAATTATCAGCCATTGTGAAGTGCTGATAATTGTAGCCGCCCACATATTTTTGTGGAAACACATCAATGTAATTGGTGTATATCGGATGCATCGGTTGACACGGGTTCATATCCCATAAGATATGCGGGTCAAGTGCCGCCGCCTGCCTGCCCATTGCAACCTTGATAAAAGACGTTCGGGAATCATCCGAATCATAATGCTCGTTTATCTCGGTTGCTATCCAAATGCCGTATGAGTTACCCAGTATCTTGCGGTAACTGTCAGCCTTACCCCCGCCCGCAAAGACAAGCACCTTCTCCCCCGTTTGGGTTTGAATAAACAAAGCCTCATTGTCCTTGTACTTGCCCCACCTGCACCGACCTCTGAAAAGATGCTCAAGCCCGAATCCGTTGCAGTCGCCAATGTTCATTTTGGCGTTCGCGATGGTCGAGCCGCTTGCAAGGTGTATCTTGTCCCGTGTCTTTTCCAGTAGTGCCGCCGCTATGATGCAGTGGTCAATGGTCTTTCCCGAACGGATAGCGCCCTCAGCAACGGACATTTTGCACTTGAGTGCCCTGCGGATATACTGCCTGTGCTTCTGCGACAGCGGCTTCCACGGAATTTTATTCGTCTGAATCATCGTTTATCATGTCCGCAATCGGTGTGAGGTCTTCAACCTCTGTGACGGTGTAGTGTACGTTATCCGTCATTCCAAGGAAGTTCTTTGCATAAAATATATGGACTGCGGGGTTCTTTTTTGCCATTTCAAAGCCCGCCCTGCGCAGTGATATTCTTCCGATGCCCCTTTTTTGGGCGAATACCTCGGAAAAACCTGCTCCGTATGTTCTTCTGCACCACGCCGTGAGGGTTTTGTCGGTCACATTGAAAAACTGACAGATTTCTTCCTGCGTGCATTGAATGGCGCACAGCCCTTCAAAGTTTTTCTTGTCTATCTCTTTTCGTGGTCTTGCCATATCACTTCACCTTTCGTTCCACCTCGTCCCGCAGTTTGGCGTTGTCTATGAAAGCGCCCTTGAGCATGGTCACGTCCGTTGCTCCCTCGTTCTTTGCTCCTCTTGCGGAAACGCAGGCATGGTCAGCAACTATGTTGACATATACATCCCCGCTCCCCGTTGCGATCTCGATACAGTCCGCAATGTCCTGCGCCAGTTTTTCTTGCAGTTGCAGGCGCTTAGCACACATATCCACTATACGGGGTATCTTGCTCAAGCCGATGACCCTGTATGTGTTCTGCCCCGTTTCCACTGGAAGATATGCAACTGTCACGGTCATGTTGTACATCAAAGCCAAATGATGTTCGCAGTGAGAAAACACATTTTCCACCCGCTTGACAACGAGTGGATTTCCGTGTACCTCAAAGGTCTTTCCGTATTTGTGGGCAATTTGCTCGTTTGTATAGTTCATACCCTCGAGCAGTTCTGCCCAGTAGCCCGCAACCCTGCGTGGCGTCTCTCTCAGCCCCTCTCTGTCGGGGTCTTCACCGATAGCCCGCAAGAATATTGTGACCGCCTGTTGTATTGCTTCTTGGTTCATCACACTCCCCTTTCATCGGGTTTCCAGATAATCTTGTGAAGCTGTACCTGCACCCTTACGTTGTATATTCCCTCATCCCGCAGATGCTTTGCAAAGTCCACAAGTTTAACTGGTTCGATCTTGCCGTATATCGGGCTAAGAAATATCTTGCACCTCGGTCTGTATGTCTTGAGCATCTGCTCTATATCCTCAAAATCGCTCTCTTGACACACAATCTTGAGTACATCAAACCTGCGGAGCTTGCGGATATTGCCGAGATTCATCTGTTCGTTCATCTTGGATGATATAGTCTTGTAGTCCATCGTGATAATTCCATCGTATAACTGCGTATACGGCTCAATATCAAGCGTTCCATTAGTCTCTATATTAACCCTGCATCCCTCGCCCATAATCGCCTCTATGAGCGTTTTAACGGGTTTATTCCATAACGGTTCGCCCCCTGTTAGCGTGACGTGCTTGTTTCCGATTGCCTTGACTCTCTCCACGATCTCATCAACAGTCATGTACTCTCCATCGGTTGGTCTGAGTGCATACAGGGTATCGCAGTATCCGCACCGAATATTGCACCCTGCCAGTCGAATGAATGTTGCAAGGCATCCCGCCGTTATCCCTTCCCCGTCAATGCTGTCGAATATCTCTACCACGGGGAATTTAATCTCGTTCGTATTCAGCAATATTTCCCTCCGATTCCTGCACTGTGACCTTGTAGCACTTCTCTCCCAGTCTCTCGCAAATCCATCTTGCGATGTTTTCCGCCGTGGGGTTTATCTTGACCACATCGTTGATGTACTTGTGGTCGAGTGCGTCATGGATTTCCTTCTTGATGTGAGTGAAGTCCATTACCATTCCGTTTCGGTCAAGGTCTTTGCTCTGCATATAGATTTCCACAATCCAGTTGTGACCGTGGATGTTACTGCACTTGCTTTCGTAGTTTAGGGACAACTTGTGTGCCCCTGCTATCTCAAGCCGTTTCTTTACTCGGTACATTTACACCTCTTTTCCTTCCCACGGGAAAACAATCCAGTCATCGCCCTTTTCTCCCCAGTAGTATTCGGGGGTAACAAGTGACCCCTGCTTGAACATCATGGTTGTGATGTGATACAGGGGCTTATCAAATGCGGAACTGTTCCTGTCGTAGTGAAGCATAGTTTCCCCGCTGTCGCAGATGTCATCAACGATCAGACAGCCCCGAACAGGAGCATACAGCAGAGGGATATTCATTCTGTGGGAAAGCATGACGGCAAGCACAAGCCCGCCCCTCGGCACGCCGTAAACTCCCGTCACGCCTTTGTATTTCTCGGAAACCTGCTTCACATATTCCTCAACATCGTTCCATGTCAGTATTCTTTTGTTCATTCCATCCCCCACGGGTCTTTTACCCCGTTTTCTTTAAATGCCTTTGCCCTGTCGATACACGTTCCGCACTTTCCGCAGGGTTTTTCTCCCCCCTCATAACATGACCATGTAAGTTCATAGGGGACGCCCATCCGAAGCCCGTCTTTTACAACTCCCGCCTTGTTGGTTGTGGCGTAGGGAGCTTTGACTGTAATCTGTCCCGCAGTTCCCTCTTTAATCGCTTCATCCATCTTGCGGACAAAGTCCATTGAACAGTCGGGGTAAGCCGCCCCCGCCGCATCATCAGCGTGCGCCCCGTACCAAATTTCAGAAGCACAGATGCTCAGCCCGATTGTAGCCGCCACGCTGAGGAACAAACCGTTTCTGAATGGCACATAGGTTGATACGGGGTTCTTGCCGTCCGTCTGCTCTGAATAAGCCCCTTTTGCGATCTCTTTGTTGCTGTGTTTGAGCAGGGAACAATCACTGTATTCCATCGTGTTGCTGAGGTCTATTACAAGACGTTTTACCCCGTAATAGTCAGCAATCTTCTGTGCGTACTCGGATTCCTTGCTGTGCTTCTGTCCGTACTCCGAACTGAGGGCAACAACATTGTCCTTTCCGTATCTTTCAACTGCGAGGGCAAGGCAGGTTGCGCTGTCCACACCCCCGCTCAGTAATACAAGTGCCTTCATAAATTCCTTTCTGCGTACTGCTGAAATTTTAACCATTCTCGGAAACTACATAAAAAAGCCTCGGTTCGGTTTTCCAGTTTTATCCGTTTTCCGTTTTTTGGTATCCATGTGATAATTCCCTCATTTGGTATATATTTGCAGTATGAATTAAACCTGTTTACACCAGTCCAAGATGTACTGTCTGCACTGTAAAAGTGGTATTTTTTTAACTCCTTTGTATAAGTGAATCCTAACCCGTGAACCTTGCAACTGTTTTGAGACGCTATTTTTAACAGCGTTGTAAAGTGCTTGTACTCCGTTGACTTGATCTCCCTCGTAACAATCCCACCGATTGCCACATATCCGTATTCCCTTGTTATGCGTTTCCACTCTTCAAGTCCGCGCTTTTTGTGCCACACTGGAATACACTGTCTTTGCGTCTTTTCTTCAAGCCTTTTCGTGAGTTCTTTTACTCTTTCATACCCAACAACACTGTCAATGTCCAACTCAAAAAAGTGCTTGATATTATGCTTGTTTATAAACTCAGCATATTTGTCCACATACTCGTCCCAATTTACGTTTGCCCCTTTTTTTGTGTTGTTTAGAAAAGTAAAAGCCCCACTATCGAGCAAAAACAGTTCCGCTTTTTTGAGGTATGGGATTTGCCACTCCTGTATTGAGTAGAATGATTCCAACAAGTATTTGCTTTCCAGTAGTGATTGCGGTCGTTTATCAAAAACGTAAGTCCCAGCCAAGCATATTTTCATACTTCAAACCATTCCCCGCAGTGCGGGCACTGAATCCTCTTCGGCTCTTTTTCCTTTTCGGGAGCATCTGTGAATAGATCGTTAAGTGCATCCTCGTTGAAATCCTGCACCTCGTCAAAGCCGAAGTCCGTCATGTCAATGTTCTCAATCCCTTCCAGTTCAATATTCAGCAGGTCAATATCGAACGGAGTGTTCATCGTAAGACGGTTGTGAATAAGACTATACGCCCGCCTCTGTTCATCCGTGAGGTCATCCAACCTAATCACAGGGACGGTATCAATGCCAAGTTCCGAAGCGGCAATAATCCTGCCATGTCCCTCAACTATCTCGCCGTGCCATGTAGCCACGGGGTCTCGGAATCCGAATTTTTCAATTGACCTCTTAATCTGCTCAATCTGTTCGGCGGGGTGGGTCTTTGCGTTTCCTGCATAAGGTTTTATATCCTCTATCGGGACATATTCAATTTTCAGTTCCATCAAAACTCCTTTCTCAAATTGCAACAGTCGTTCTTATTTGGGTTGAACTG